AAGTCTGAGGAAAGTATCAGGACTAAATCTGAAGTCTTGGTTTCCTGCTTGTCAGAAGCAGGCCAAGAACCCTGTGGGGCTATGGTTGACAATTTGATCTACCACACGCCCGTATCAGTGTCTCAGGTATTTAGTGCCCATGTATCTCGACGGTATGTAACTGAGTGGTTTTTGGTGGGAGTTCTTTTGACACTCCCGCTGATTGTCATGAAGTTATTTCCGGGATACGTCGATTGTTTGATTACGGTACCATGTTTAAATGCTACTGCTCAAGTCAAACAGTTGGGGACGTTTCTTCCGAAACCTTGGTACGATAAACTAACGTTTTCAGGCGAATTCTGTACCAAAGACCAGTTTTATGTACCTGTTCTCTTTTATGTTCTTGTGGTCGTGACCTATTTTGTGTTCACCTCCATTCGAGAATATTCTAGATTGAAGCGGGTACTCTTGACTGTTAGGGAAAGAATTCGTAGCGTGATTCAGCTGTTACAACAGGAAAATGTAGTCGAAGAGATCGCCGTAAGTGCTCTTGGCAATAGGGATGGTCAACTCGAACTGTTGGTGGATGGCAAGAAAAAGACACTCAACTACGATTACGCTATCAGACTTAGAGACTTTCTCTCTGAGATGTTTCAGTCTAAGTATAACGAAATCAGTGAAGAAGTGTCAATTCCTCGCAAGCCACTTCAGTCGATGACGGGACATCAGTTTACTAAACATGCTCGAATGCTTGTTAACCCATGTGGTCACAAGTTTGGCATTATTAATAGACTGAGTGCTGGGGGAAAGAAGTTTTACATTCTGCCCAACCATGTCTTTACTGCCGCAATCAATCAATGCATCCAAAATGATGTCAACAGAGATAAGAATATTCCTTTATTGGAGTTCATCTCTGAAAGTGACGTCACTAAATGTATTACTTATGATTACGTTATTATTACGGAGAGCAAAATAACGGAAAAGTTTGCAACCAATTCTGGATGGACTGCCAAGAAGATGGCTTCTAAGCCTAGCTCATTTGCTTCTGGTTTCTTTATCAGAGGAGACAATTCAGCCACAGGTGTTGGCAAGTTGACCAAGTTCCACTGGGGAGTAGTAACCCATGATATCTCATCTACGGATGGTGATTCTGGGACTATCCTTGTGGACAAGAGTGGTCATGCTGTTGCCATGCACGTAGCTGGAAAGAAGGCGAGCGCTATGATGGACACTGCTAACTATGCGGTTGTCTTGCCATCTCTTGTCAATTTGGAATTGGGTCTTACACCTATCGTTGAAGAATACAATCCTACCGAAAGGTTTGATGATTTTGTGAGCTTTGAGGAAGAGGAAGGACGCGAATACGACTTTATCGATGATTTGACTGGTAATTTTGAGCAAGAACGTTTTGATAGCCAAATTCATAGAAGTATGAAGAAACAGGATAACGCTATGAGTAGGGGTACTCCCATATCCA